TACTCTACCTCTATTCCACAGGAGGCCACACCATGCTCCGTTTTTTCAAAATGCAGGGCTGCGGCAACGATTACATCTTCATCGATTGCCGCAGCCAATCCGTCCCCCACCCCCATCTGCTCGCCCGCCGTGTCAGCGACCGGCACTTCGGCGTCGGCAGCGATGGCCTGGTCCTGCTCCTTCCCGCCGAGGGCGCCGATCTCGCCATGCGCATTTTTAATGCCGATGGCAGCGAGGCCGAAATGTGCGGCAACGCCATCCGGTGCGCCGCCCGCTACGCCTGGGACTGCGGCTGGGCCTGCCACGAGCCCCTCCGCATCCAAACCGCAGCCGGGCTGCGCATTTTGTGGAACGGCCCCCAAAAGGCCGTCACCGTGGTGATGGGGCGGCCCTCTCCCCTTTCCGGGGCCGGGGTGCGGTGGCAGGGGGAAGCCCTGACCCGGCTTTCGGTCGGCAATCCCCATGGGGTGCTGTTCTGCCCGGACATAGAGCATTTTCCGCTGGCCCAGGCCGCCGCCGAAATTGCCAGGACCGCCCGGCTCAATCTGGAGGCCGTGCAGATTCTGGAGAAAAACCACCTGAAAATGCGGGTGTGGGAGCGCGGCAGCGGAGAAACTCTCGCCTGCGGCACCGGGGCCTGCGCCGCCGCCACCGCCGCCGTCCTGAAAAAGCACTGCGAACGGGGCCAGCCCATTACGGTGGAAATGCCGGGCGGCACCGTTACCGTCCGCTGGCTGACCGACGGCCGACTGCTGCTGACCGGCGAAGCCGAGTTTGTGTTCCGCGGGGAGTGGCCGGAGGACCCTGACCCCTGCTGATGCTACCTCTACTTCCAGTCCCTGCAGGGCGCCGGTCCGGCCCGAAGGGCAAACCGCCCCCAAAGGGGCGGTTTCAGGGGCCTGCGGCCCCTGGGTTCGGCTGCGCCGAACCGCCCTTCGGGCCGGGCCTTCGCCCTGCACCCACCATCCCAGAACCACAGGAGGAACAAGCCCCATGTTACCGCTGCACCCCGCCCTGCTCTCCCAGCCCGATTACCTCTTCTCCCAAATCGCCGCCGCGGCCGAGGAGGAGCGAAAGCGCCATCCTCACCGCCGTGTCATTTCCCTCGGCATCGGGGATGTGACCCAACCCATCGCCCCGGTAGCCGCAGCCGCCCTGCGCACCGCCGCCGCCGAACTGGCTACCCAAAAAGGCCAAAAGGGCTACGGCCCGGCCGCCGGTTATCCCTTCCTGCGGGAGGCCATTGCCGCCCAGTACGCGGACCTGCCCTGCCCCATCCCGCCGGAGGAAGTTACCGTTACCGCGGGCAGCAAGGAAGCCCTGGGGGCGCTCTTTTCCCTGTGGGAGCCCGGCGTGCCGGTCTGGGTCTGCGATCCGGTCTACCCCGCCTACCGGGCCCAGGCCGAAGCCGCCGGGCACCCGGTTTTCCCGCTGCCCTGCCGGGCGGAAAATGACTTTCTCCCCCAGCCGGAGGAGGCCGCAAAGCCCGGCTTAATCGTCCTCTGCACCCCCAATAATCCCACCGGCGCCGCCCTTTCCCTGGTGGAAATGACGGAATGGGTGAACTGGGCCAACCGCACCGGCAGCCTGCTGCTGGTGGATACCGCCTACGCCGCCTTCCTTTCCGGGGAGGAGCTGCCCCGCAGCATTTATGCCGTCCCCGGCGCCAAACGCTGCGCCATCGAGGTCGGCTCCTTCTCCAAATCCGATGGCTTTACCGGGGTTCGGTGCGGCTGGGTCATCCTGCCGGAGGAAACCGGCTGCGCCGCAGCCTGGCAGCGCTGGCTGGGCAGCCACAGCAATGGCACCAGCTATCCCATCCAGCGGGCCGCGGAGGCCGCCCTTTCCCCCACCGGACTGCGGCAGCGGCAAAAGGCCCTTGCCCTCTACCGGCAGAATGCCGCCACCATGCTGCAAATGTTTCACAAGCTGGGGCTCACCTGTGCCGCCCGCCGTCCCGGCTGCCTGGCCCCCTACCTCTGGGTCCGCTGTCCGGATGGCCCGGATGCCCAAAACAGCTGGGCCTGGTTCCACCGCCTGCTGGAGGGCTGCGGTGTTCTCTGCGCCCCGGGGGCCGGCTTTGGGCAGATGGGCGAGGGCTGGCTGCGGTTTACCGCCTTCTCCCGACCGGAGGACACCGCCGAGGCTCTGCGGAGGATGGAACACTTTCTGCGGTAGGCCGGCCCTGTATTACGCGCGCTGAACGGGCCGCCGCAGGTCGCGGGTTCCGGGCGGGCTTCGCCCGCCCTGAGGGGGGCGGCTGCGCCGCCCCCCTACCGTGCCAAGGGCACGGGGTGCGCCCCCGGCCAGGTCCCTGCAGCCACCAGCAAATAAAATGCAAACCGCCGGGCAGCTTCCCCTGCTCCCCCGGCGGCTTTTGGTTTTTGCAATATATTGAGGAAACAATGCCGTCCCAAGCCGGGAAATACGCCGTTCCATGCCGAAAAATGACACCCGGAAGCAAGCCTATCCCGCTGGCCCTTCCATCCCTTTGGCAAAAACACAGCCGGGGTGCTTTTCGGCTCCCCGGCGGATTATTTTTACGGCTTTTAGGGGGGCAGCATTATCTGCCTGACAAACCGCGGATTATTCCTTGATCTCTTGGAAGGAGCCCATGCGGCACCGGTAACTGCGCAGCCCGGTGTGGCGAAGCCCCAGCAGCGCGTCCATCTCTTCGGCGGTATTTTGGTACCGGCCGCCGGTGTGGTGTACCATTGAGCGCATATTCGAACCCTACATTGTGTGGGGAACGGTATTCGTTCAAACCAAAAGACACTCCTTACCTTAATCGGTAGGGAGTGTCTTCTTTTATTTTTCGCCGGAATACCCGTTCGCTCTGGCGCATTTCAGCGCACCCAAGATCATCTTGTCCTGAGCCAGCGTTCGTTCTTTCAGCTCATAGAGCGGAGTGCGGCGATGATCGTCCCATTCAATGAGCTGCTTTTTGTCATGAACGACTTGACCCTCGTAGAGATTGATAACCTTGTCGAGCGTGATTTCTTTCAGCACTTGCATTTTCTCACCCCTGAGCGTCCTCGTCTGAGGTTTCTTTTGACTTGACCTTAATGCCGTACAGAATGGCAAGTTCGGCAGTCCAAGCCGCAAACCAGCCGACCGTCAATTCTGTGTCAACCGTGTGACCGCAAGCGTTCAAAATCAGAACCACAACGGCGTACCAAGTCAGGTTGAAGATGGACAAGATCGTGAACTTCGTGCGCTTTCTCATTCTTTTCTTCTTCGGCTTAGGTTGCACTCGTTTACCACCCATAGGAAGCCCTCTCAGCGACTCAGGAAGCGTTCATGCACGAAGCCAGTATAATTTACCCTCTTGTGCGAGAAAGCCACATAGAGCCATTTAACACCGTTTACAACGGTATAGTAGCCGTAGTTCTTGACGGTGGTTCCCTTGGGGATTATCACCAGCACTCTACTGTCCGTCCCCGCAGCGTCACGAACATTCAGGCCAGCACCAGCGGTCACGGTGTAAGTGCCTGCCACAGCCTTATTGAAAGACCGTGCAACGCCCTTTGCCTTGACCTCTGTGGTAGGAACGGGTTTGACCGTTTCAGGCTGTGCGGGGGTCACAGTTTTGTCGTAGGTCACATAGGGGAGGTGTCCGTGCTTCTTCCACATACGAGTATTGTACCCGTTCTTTTTTCCGATGTTGCCGACAGCGGTGATCTGCACATTGTTCGCCCAACGAGGGGAACACTCAACTGCCAGACCGTTTCCGATATACACACCGATGTGTCCCGTAGTCCACACCACCTCACCGGGGTCAACCTTGTCCCACCCGGAAGCAGTAGCGTCCTTGCACCTCTTAATCATAGTGTCAGCGCCCTCGTCAGGTACGCCGTTGGTGGCGTACTTTGCGCCGCCGTAAGACTTGGTTTTATCACCAGTCCAGCCCCACAGCACGGCTTTGATAAGGTTCACACAGTCAAAGCCGAAGGTGTCAGGGGTCGCCGCCATAATCATAGTGGTACGAGCTGCCGCCATGTTGTAGGGGTGGTTCTTGATATACCGAGACTTGTTTGTGTCGGTCAGCGGCGCACCAAAGCACCCCATGACATACAGGGTCTTATAGTGCTTGGCAATATCAACGACCTTGGCGACCAGTTCACTTGATTTCATCATAGCTCTTGTCCTCCTTCGTAGAGTCCAAAATTGCCTTAAACTTCGTAAATGCTTCCACAATGTACTTGCAAGACACCATCAGTACCGTACCAATAATTACGAGGTCGCTGAAAATGTCGGTGTACTCAGCCGGGATTTCCCACCCGATCATGCTGGCAAACAGGGGTAGCGTAGTGACTGCCAGACACAACAGAGTCAGGCCGATGATGAACACGGCGATCTTCAAACCGGAATTGATGATCTTCTGCTTGTCGAAGGGCTGCAACAGGATTTTGATGTTGTAATACATCGAGAAAGCCACATTGGAAAGGTAGGCGCACAGGAAAATGAGCATAGCCCAGCCGATATTCGTCAGGTTGTGCAAAATGGTTTCAAGCATAATTTTACCTCCAATTTTTAATTTAGGTGACTTAGGTGAGTAATCGGGCGTTTTTCCTATAAACTCCCTCTTATACACGCATACTAAGAAGAAGTTATAGGGATTTTGACCCGATTACTCACCTTTCTCACCTGATTTTCGGGTCAAGCGGGCTTGTGAAAGCCCTCCAAGTCCTCGATACGGTGGTTGATGACCTTGATCTGTTCCTCAACCACAGGCACACGCTTCGCAAAATTGTTGTGTTCCCGCACTTCACGGGTCAGTTCGTCCATCTTGGTTTCGATAACCGCTTGCTGTTTGTCCAGTTTTGCGTCAACCTTGCTGGCGGACTTGCTGGACGAGTAGATGATACCAAGCAGGCTCAGGCCACCCGTGATAATAGCAACCAGAATTGCGTCACTCATGTCCTACCCTCCCTTACTTGCCGGTGTATTCTTCCCAGCCAGCCGGATAAGCGTCCGGGGAATACACATTCCCATCAATCAGGCTGCGGTACAACTTATCGTTGTAACTCACGATGTCGCCCTTGTTGTAAGCGTCATGAGCGCCGGTGGGCTGAGTCCACACGGGATAACCGGAGGGGGTCAGGCCAATCGGAGTGTAGAGGGCGGGAAGTGTGTCAGGTTTCCAATCTGCTTGGGAGGTGTGTGCCTGCACCACCTTGTAGAGCTGCGGGTCGCCTACGCCGTTCATGCCGTAGGTGAAGTAGTCACCAACCGCATAGGCATGATCGACCTGATAGGGGTCGTAGATGGTCGCAACCACCATCGCAGAGTCTTCGTCAAGGCTCTTGGCGAACATCTGGACAGCCTTGCGGAACTGCTCGGAATTGCGGAGGTCGTTCGGGTCAGTCAGCAAAGCGGTCAAGCTGTTGGCATACACACCATCGTCCACTTCCTCAACCGAAACGGTTTCAACACCGTCCAGTTCGGGGTGTCCGTTGACATGGTACACGGTGCCGTTCAAGGCAATACCCTGTGCATTGTCCTCGACCGTCAGGCCGTAACAGCCGTTTTCCTGCATACATACCCAAGTTAGATTGCTCACAATGCCGAGAACTGCGTCCTTCTTGATGATTTTATACATGGCTTTTCCAACCTTTCTCGTCCGGGTAGAACCCGTACAATGATTTGAAATACTGATTAGTGCGCTGTCGCACCTTGAAGCTGTGACCTCGCTTCATGTGACCGTTGTAGGAGTCTACGGAACACCGAATATCAGCCAAGGTCATTTCGCCCCGGTCGAGCTTTCCTCGGAAAGCCCTGAGCTTGTGTCGAACGATTTTTGTTGAGTCCCTGTTCATCTTCCGAACAACCTTGCCGGTCGATGTGGTGATAAACCTCGTTTTCAACCAGCGGTAATAATCTCTCAGGGGAATAACCCTTGTCTTCTTCAAGTTTAGTTCCAGACCGCACTTCTCGCAGATGATCTTTAACCCGTCCATGCAGAGATACAGGTCATCAATGTTAGGGCTGATTGCCACACCATCGTCCATATATCGCTCATAGGCTTTGATACGGCAGACCTCTTTGAAATAGTGGTCAATCATATTGGGAAGCATGAGGGCGTTTGTCTGAGATACCTGACTACCAAGACCCAATCCCACAGAACCGAAGTCCGTAATAAAGCTGTTCGCAAGCTCTCTGATTTTCGGGTCATGAAGTCTGCGGTCGGCTTCACGGAACAGCGGCTCATGTGGAGCTGAGTCAAAGAAGCTGTGAAAATCGTAAAGCAGAACCCCTCCTTCCAGACCGTACTTTCTGTAATGCCGTTGAAGATAACAGGTCATACGGCGCAAGGCGAAGTCCATACCTCGGTGCTTCAAACTGGCTGAGTTGTCATAGATGAAACAGGCCGAATAGATGGGAACTAAGCAGTAGTCACACAGACACTTTTGAACCGCTCGTTCCGTGATATGGACTGATCGGATATACCGCTTCTTCCCTCGCTCCATGATGGTGAAAGCGTGAAAGCCACGGTGCTTGAAGGTTCCATTTTGAAGTTCACGATGGGTCTTTGCGGTGATCGGAATGATATTGCCGATATACCGCTGAGTTGAGTTTTTCCAGTAGACACCCTTACAGCATTTCTTCCCGGAAAGGTAAAGGTGTCTGAACGAAAAGACTTCATCGAAATCACCACATTCTTTGCTTCGCCGCAGACGAGCTTCGTCCCGCTTGGCTTTCCTGCGCTGATAACGGGCTTCTCTCCGTTCTTCACTTGTCATAGAAGGTTCCCCTCCGTACAGTCTTATTGTCGGGTACGGGTTCTAACTGCTTGTAGTACCAGCCATGAAATGAGCTACCGTACAATCGCTCACCATGCAAGAAGCGTCCGGCTGACTACATCGGACGGGGTGTTTTGGCTTGGTAGCCGGGAACAAGCCCTCCCTCTGCAAAAGGTACTGATTTCGCCCAAAGGGGTTACTACGACTGACCTATGCGAAGTTGCAGAGTCCGAAGGACACGCCATTGGAGTTGCTGGCGTTGCTATTGTTGGCGTTGCCGTTGCTGTTCACATAACAGAAGTAGTTGGTGCTGCCGGAACGAGGAGAACGCTCCCACCAGTAGTTCGCAGAAAAGGTAACAATTACAGGGCTTGACCCAATGAAAAACTCATGCCGGGAGGTCTTTATACCTCTCGTGGTCAGCTTTCCGAACCTTGGAGATAAGCTGTGCTTCGTCCGTGATGTACTCTCCAAATTCCTTCATGGCGTGGTCAATCCACGGACATTTTTCAGGGTTTTGGAGAATAGCGTCATAGAGCAAAGTCAGCTTCGGACTGAGATTTTGAAGGGCGATATTGGCGTTAATCAGATGATCTCGCCGCATTTGCGCTTCATGCTGATTGTGCGGGTAGATGTTGTTCGCCGCTCGGACTTCCTCATGAACCGTGGAAGCCAGCTCGAAGATACGGTTTGTCAGCAGAGGTGCGTATCTTTTAGGAGCCTTGGTGCAGACGGAGAAAGCGTGAAGCTCTAACCGTCTGGCGGTTTCGATGAACTGCATGGAGCTTTCGCCACGCATAGCTTTGATGACTGACACGCCAACATTCCTTTCTTACACCGCCCCTGACGGGGCGGGATTGGTGTTGATGAAACCGGGGATTAAACGCAGAAGCCGAAGGACACGCCATAGGAGTTGCTGGCGTTGCCACCGTTGGCGTTGCCGTCGCTGTTCACACGACAGAAGGCGCTGGTGTAGCCGGAATAAGGAGAACGCTCCCACCAGTCGTTCGCAGAACCATTGACCTTCTTAATGGTGCTGTTGCCAGCGGTGTAATACTCGTATTGCTTACCCTCACCAGCGTAAGAATACTGAGTAGCACCAAAGACTTCGATCTCGGACAGAAGGAACAGCTTGTCAGAAGTGGTTTCCAGACCGGAACTGTTGTTACCTACGCTGGTCACTTTGTTGACGAACTTCAACACGCTTTTCAGGTCGGAGGAAAGCTGGTTCAGCAGCGTTGCCATTGTGGAGGTACGCATAGTGGAACCACGCCAGCCGTTTACATTAGTATTGGAGCCGTTCATGGAGTAGGTGGTTTTCAGGCAGTCAACCAACTGGAAGGTAATACCCGCCTTGGTGCGACCGCCATCTGCGGTAGTCAGAGTGTCGTGGTCAAAGCCGATGATCTGCGCTGCATAGGTCACACCGTTGACAGTAATGTTCTTCTTGTCACCGACCTTCCAGTAGTTCGGAGCCTGACCGAACTTAGAAACAGCGGCGATGTTATCCCAAGAGGTAGCTTCCAGCGTAGCGCCAACTACAAAGGGATAGACATACACGATACCGATGACTTCCAGCGTGTAAACCTTGGTTTTCTGAGAACCGTTGTAAGTAAACACGATAGTCCAGTCACCCAGCTCGGTCGGGTACAGAGTGGCATAGCCGGTCGAAGCAACCTTGCCTGTCAGAGTTTTGCCACCCCTACTCATGGTGACGGTCGAGCCTGTATCAGCGATAACACGCACCTCTGCTGGAGAACCCTTCTGGCTCAGAGCATACAGAGCGTCATTCACCGTGGGGTCGCTGCCGCTCAGTTCCAGTGCCGATTTGGTGGTGTCGGACAGCAGATTTGCCTTGCTCATGGCTGTGCCGACCACATCACAGCCTGCGGCGTTCAGACCAATGTCGAGGGTGGCGGTTCCGGCGAGAAGCTGTGTGCGCCATTCCTCGAAGGTTGCAGGCATATCGGTAGGAGCCTTGATAGAACGGGACTTACCGTTACCCTTGATGACAGTATCTTTCATGAAATTTCCTCCTTACTCTCCGCAGTTATACAGACCAACATAGGCGAAAGCGTCCACCGTGCGGTCGATCTTGGTATACAGCTCGGTTTCTACCTCGGTCAATGTTGTGTCGATGACATACAGGAGATATTCAATGTTGTTTGCCGTGGAAAAAGTGAGATTGTCCAGACTGCTCGGAACCAGCGGTGCGTCCGGGGGAAGCGTGAGTTGCTTTCGGAGAACCGTCAGGTTGTTCAAGTAGGCTTTCACGAGAGATTGGGTGGGCGTATCACCCATCGCCCAATTCGTCTTTGCCGCAACCACCACTGAGGAAGGGTCATATGGAACTTGGTAGATCGGGTCATCAGCGACTCCTTTCTCCGCTCGGTATGCCGCCAACTGTCCGGGGAGAGAAGTCATGCGGTTGGCGATATAGGCTACCGCCTGCCCTACACGGTTCATGTCCCCGTAATTGTAAGCACCCTTCATACCAGCCATGTACTCGGTCTTTTCCTCAGCGGAAAGGCTCGAAAGCCCTTCCGTGAGGATTTTGTGTTTCAGGGTAAAAACCCTGTCCACATCGGCCTGTGTGCGGTCGTAGACGAGATTATCAATAATACTCATATCAGACCTTTCACCTTCAACTTTCCGCTCAGAGAGCCGTTAAATGTGATCTCGTCCACCAAGATCAATGCGTCCATTTCATCGGTATAGAGCGTCTGCAAGCCAATCACATCGCCCACTTCCAACTCAGGATTGCCACGGTATTTTGTCTGATAGGTGTTCTGCATTTGCAGATACTTTTTCACCTGATCGGCAAGAGCGGCGCACATCGTATCGTTGGTGATAAGGGGGTTTTCCTCCTTGTCGATTTCTCCATCGAGAGCTACGGGATAGGAAACGACCACCGAGTTCTCAGACAGAGTTTTACCGGTAACAACTACGGTTTTAGTGCCGGAGGATAACACCAAATCCGCAGCTCTGGCGTAAATGTTGGAGGATACCAACGAGCCGCCAGAAACAGAGATAGAAACATCTTGTGCAAGACCAGAGAACTCGACATGAAGCTGAGTTTCGGTGGTCGTTCCCTCGAAAAGTTTGGTGGTGTCGTTTGCCGCCGTGTACGCATACTTGGCGACAGATACCGCTTTAAGCTGGTCGATCTTTGCGATGGATTGGGAGTCCTTGTCAATCGAGTCAAAATCCAGCGTGAAGTCCGTTTCACGGTAGTAGAGCTTGCTCACCCGCATACGGCGGTACGGCAGGCTACCGTCCATCGTGACCTCGATCTTGGTACAGTCAATCGCCGCTTCGCTGTTGACGAACACCTCCGCAGAAGTAATACCCTTCACAGTCTGCGTGTCCAGCAGCTTTGTCCCGGCATAATACTTTACCTGAATAGAGGTGGGGTACTCGTCCAAGGGGGTATCAAAGCGGAGAGCCAGTACGGGAAGGTCGTGAGAAACATCAAAGGTCTTGGTGAAGGTCGGCTTCGTGGTATAAGTGCCATCTGCCGCAGTCATCGCTTCACTGATAAACCCTCGACCGGAGGGGTCGGTGTCTTCGACAATGACCTGATCTCCACCGTCCAGTGTCCAGCGGTTCAGTTCCAACGCCGCATAGGTGTTACCGACCTTATTGCCACGGTCAACAGTGTCCCACTCGCTGTACCACAGATGACCGTTATCCGCCCATACGCCGCTGTAAATACCAACCACAGTCACGCCAAAAGGCTTGATGTGAATGATATTGTCATCGTCTGTAAACAGGCGGCAGCGGCAGGCGTGAGCGATCAGTTGCAGACAGTTCATGTGCGAGTCAATGGGGAGCGCCGCCGTAGTGAACATCTGCTTCAAGGTTGGGTCAATCACCCAAGGGTGCGTACCCTGCGCTGTCAGCGTCAGGTCTGCGTCCAAAAGCACTTCCTCAGCCATGTCATAGAAGTTTTTGGAACCGAGCTTACTCTTGTAAAAGGTTCCGGTCATACTTCCAACCAGACCTGTACCCGTAAAGGTAGCCTGATTTTTGGCAGCTTTCGGTTTGCTGTTCAACACATACTTGTCCGCTTTCAGCCACTCGACCTTACCCGTGGGAAGCATATAACCGTATCGGAGAGAAATCGGTGACTTCTTATCCAGATAGGCATAAATGCCTTTCGGGTTATCCGGGTCATAATTGTGTTCGTAGTCCAAAAGAACGAACTGCATGGTTTCCTGCGGCAGTCTGCGGGAGAGCGGGTCTACATCGTGAGACTCCTTGATGGAAACAATGTCATCATTTCCAAATTTCTTCTGCACACCGTAGAGAACCTGTTGCAACCGAGGTCGGCGGTACGGAAGGGTGTTCCCCATTGTCAACACGATCTTGTCACAAGAAGCGACCTTCGTGTTGATGACCAACTCTGTTCCCTCTACGGGAAGGGTCAGACTTTCCAGTACCGCACCATTCAGGTAGAAATCAACCGTCACGGTGTCAGGCCATTCCTGATAGCGAGTGTCAAAAGTCAGGGTGATACCGGGGAAGGTATGTGGATTGCTGAAAGCACGGGTCAGCACCGCAGGGGTGGTGAACTTGCCCTCAGCATTACTCATGTGGCTCGAAACAAAGCCGTCATACATCGTCCCGGAAGAAGGAACGATGACCGTATTCCCGTCCAGCGCCCACCGGTTCAGCTCCAACGCCGCATAGGACTCCTGATAATCATATCCGTAGTCCAGTGTGTCGAACTCAGAATAGCTCTGCGCCCCGTTGCTGACCCAATTACCGTCTGTTGCCGCCGCTGTGTCCACCTGAGAGAAGGTGATCTCCACAAAGGACTGCTCACGGAGCAAAGACTTCATCGACAGCTTGTAAGCGTTGCTTACCTGTTTCACGGCTACACCTCCTTAGAACGGTTCGCCGCAGTCAATGATGTTGACTTTGCAGTTGATGTAGTCCGCAGGAAGCCCCGTGTTCGGGTCAAGATGGTACGGGGTCGCCGTGCGGTCGCCGGGGTACATCTTTCTGGTTGTCCAGCGGTTGTTTACCATGTCAGGATAAGTGACCGTCACAAAGAAGTTCTTATCAAAAATCTGCAACATGGCAGACCACTGTTCCGCTGTCAAGTAGCCCCAAAAGAGATTGTTGAGCTTCTGTTGATCTCTGCCGACCTTCTGGCCTACCACAACGCCGTTGGCATTTCTGGCGGAGTCTACGATAGTGGCAGACAGCAGCTCTAAGCCCCTGCGGGGCTGAGGAAACTTTGTGCCATTGATTGTAATGAAACTTTGCATTTCCTCAGCCCTCCTTAGTAGGCATTACTGAAAGCACCGGTATTCACACGAACACCTCTGGCTCGGTTATAACGGTCGTAAGACTCACCGATCTGATTGTCACCAATATTTACGGAGAAGTCCTTTTCCTCAACGACATTCAGCAGAGCGTAAATAGCAGCGATCACGCCGTCATTGGCAACGGATACGCCAGCGGAGATACCCTCAACGATCTGGTCATTGTTGGCAACCGCCGTTCTGCGCCCCATCGCACCGACCATTTCCGCACCCGCTTCACGGGCGATAAAGAGCTGTCCTTCGTTCGGGAAACCGCCGTCTTCAAAGAACGGAATATGCGGAATATCCACCAATCGAATATCAAACGCCGGAATAAGCGTGATACCCATGACAGACAGGCCGTTGAACTGGATGTGGAACATATCATTGATTGCGTCAATGACACCGTTCACAAGTCCAATGATGGAGTTCGCCATCTGTCGCACAAAGCGAGTAATGGGGTTATCGTCCAGCGTCCATGCCGCATACGACAGAGACAGACCCGCCGCCAGTACCGCAAGACCAAGACCAACACCCGCACCGCTCAGGCACAGCAGGACACCGAGAACGATCAATGCGCCGCTGAGAATACCCGTGATGACCGATACGACTTTCTTAATGGAATTAACAACAAAATCCCAATTCAGGGTAGCAACAGCGCCAAGGCTCAATGCGCCAGCCGCCATCAGGCCAAGACCGAGAGGAAGGGCGACTCCGCTTAGAGCAAGGATAGCGCCGACAGCCAAGAGAGCGCCGCCGACAACGGTGGTAATCATGCTGATCTTCTGCTGAACATTGTCGGAGAGATCATTCCAGTTCGGCATGATAGCCGTACCCATTGTGACCGCACCCGCCGCCAGCAGAGCCAGACCCAACGGGATATTCGCCCCGGAGAACGCCAGTGCCGCACCGATAGCGAGGAACGCCACAGATACGACCGTGGTAATAATGGCAATCACATTCTGGATTTCATCGCTCAGGCCATTCCAGTTGAGAGCCATTACGGAAACCAGAGAAGTAGCACCAATCGCCATCAGCGCAATACCGAGGGGCATACACCCGGAGAAAGCGAGGATAGCGCCGAGTGCCAAGGTTGCTCCACTGACCAGCAATCCGACTCTGGACAAGGGAGAAGCCAGAGCGTCCGGGATACTGTTCCAGTTTAGAGCTGCGGCAGATACAAGCGTGACAGCACCAACAGCCATCAGCGCAATACCCAGCCCGGTTGCGACCCCGGTAAAGGCCAACATAGCGCCTACCGCCAGAGAAGCACCCGCCAGAACTCCCGTTAAGGTGGTCAAAGCGTCAGTGAGGTGTTGGTCACTGTTATGCCAGTTGATAACAGCGGCAGATACAAGGCTTGCCCCGCCCAAGGCCATCAAAGCGATACCAAGAGGAAGGTTCGCCCCGGAGAACGCCATAATTGCGCCAAGAGCCAGCAGGAAGCCGCCGACAACACCTGTAATGAGAGCCAGCGTACTTGCCAGTTCGCTACTCATAGCAGTCCAATTCAGCCCAACGGTAGCCGCAAGGCCGACCGCACCCGCTGCCATCAGGCCGACACCCAGCGGAATATTTACACCGGTTACGACCAGAATTGCACCTACCGCCAGCATAAAGCCGGAAACAATCGTAGTGATCTCTGCGAGAGTATCCTCAATCATCTTCTTGATTTCACCAATGCGGGTCTGCACAGCGTCACCAAGGAAATCGTAGGTGGGCAAATCGAAATCAAATCCGCCTGCGCCACCAGCACCCGCCCCGGAACCGATTCCCGTGTTGGGAGCAAAGACATTCAGCTCGTCAAAGCCTGCGGTGTACTGCTTCAACTTCTTGGCAGCACCGGCAGCGTCATCGAGATTATCAGCCAAAGACCCAGCGCCGACAGCGGCGCTATTCACTCCTGAATAGTCCACCTCCGTCAACTTGAAACCCGCAAGGTTGGCAAGGGCATTGGCGATTTCTCGAATGACCTGAACAACAGCGATTGCATAGGGAAGAATTGCGTTCAGTGCGGGAATGAAGATGTTACCGATCGCTCGTGCGGCCTGTGTAAGCTGTGCCTGCAAGATACGAAGCTGGTTTGCGGGAGCTTCCAGCGTTCTCGCCATATCACCCTGAGCGGTTGTCACCTGAGTCATAATGGCGTAATATCTCAGCTCGGCCTTTTCTGCCTGCGTCATGTTTGCAACGCTTTCCTTGATGCCAAGGTTCAAAGCGGTCTGCTCCAATCGTGCCTGCGACAAATCATAGCCCAAGCGCCGCAGAGGTTCCAACTCGCCGGAAATACCGGACTGTAACTTCTGCATAGCGTCTTCAATGGAAATATTGAAGAAGGAAGAAATATCGTAGCCGAGCTGTGTCAGGTTTTGGCTCATGAGCTGCGCTCGTTCAGCCGTGTCACCGAAGCCGGTCAGCAGCGTATTGAAAACGCCCTGATTGCGGAGCCACTGTGCCGGGTCGATACCCATAACATCGGACACCTTTTCAGCGTAGTTTTGAGCTTCTGCGGCATACTGCCCCAAGGCAACCGTGAACAGGTTCAAGTCTTCTTGGTACTTATTGGACTCCGTGACCGCCTGTGCGATAAAATGACCGATTTTGCGGAAAGTGATTGCAACAGCGGCGACATTCAACGCTTTCAATCCGCTCGTGAACTTCCCGGTCGTGGTGGTTGCTTTACGGGCAGAAGCGTTATATTTCTCCGTGCTGGTAATCAGCTTTTGGATTTTGGACGGTAACGCCGAGAAACCGTTGGACACCTTCTGCATTTCATCGGCAAAAGGCTTCATGGCGGCGGCAAGGGCGGTCATCTGCTGTGTGAACTTATCAATGTCCGCCGCTTCCAAATCCTCGATCACCTTCGGCAGCTTGGAGAGCTGATTGATAAAGGTGGTCATATTGGCCTTACCCAACTCGGAGAGAGGGCGTAAACCGTTGACAAGGGAAGTCAGCTTGTCGCCGTCCGTCCATTTCAGGCCAGCGAGAGCGGTGTTGATTGCCGTGAGCTGGTTGGCGATGGAGGAAGAAATCTTCACATTCCCAACCTGACTCAGAGCGGTCAGCGCATTGGTAAGCCGGGTGATCTTCTGCGAAGCGTCACCGCTGTTCAAGCCTTTCAGAGAATTGGAAAGCTCCCGAATACCCTGAGCGGTCTTGCTCAGACCCGTTGCGCCGCCGTTGGTAGCGGTTTTCAAACGATTGAGCGTGTTAATCAGGTTTTGAAGTCCTGTGACCGCCTGCGTACTGTCATTGACGATCTGAAACTCCAACCCCTGAATTTCCACATTGTCAGCCACTTACGCCACCACCTTTCTCTTGAAATTTCTTATTGACCGATACCATAAAGGCTTCCATGTATGCCTTGGCTTGGTCATCGTGTTTTTCTTGAAGCTGCTTCTGCTGTTTCTTGTCCTGCCGACTGAACAGCTCATAGGGGCTTTCCCGATACGGCGTGGGCTTGGTTCCCTTCTTGGCGAAAGCACGAAGAACCGGGGCAGCGTCAATAAGAGCTTCGTAAAAATAAGCTCCTTGGAGCCAAGCGTCTTGATTTCTCAGGTCTTGCTTGATCTGCGCCGCCTTTCGGTAATACTTCACCAATTCGCAATCCTGTTCCCAAAACTGCTCATAGGTCATGCCGATGGAAAGATAGTACGGGAAAACCTCATAAAACTTTGGCGTGTAAGCGAGAAGGGGAGCGGGGCGATGGTCGCCGCCGCCCCCCTCACTTCTGGAAGATCGGTCGCTTACCAGCCGGTCTTCCAGCTCAGGTTTCCCTCGTTGCCCTCCTGCTCAGGCTCGTCCAGCAGACTCAGCAGGGGGTCGTTATACATCTCTACCAGAGCGGCAATCAGCTCGTCCTTGTGGTTCATACGAGCGTAAATGCTGTCGATCACATCACGCTTCACAAACCGATGATGGGCGAGGAACGCACCGGCAAACAGAGCCGGAAGCAGAGTCATAGGCTTGCGCTCCACATCGGCGGCAACAAAGCCGTTCTTCTCCATCGCTTCAACGGTCTTGCGGGTGTATTCCAGCGTGTAGGTCACACCGGTAGTAGGGTCATTGATCGTCAACTGCTTTGCCATGATAAATCCTCCTTATCAATACGGCGATTGTTGGTGTCTTAGGTTGCGGAGAAAGCGATGGGGGTGGAAGGAGCGATGGTGATGTTCATGTTCACCACTTCGTTCACGCCGCCGCCCACGGGATACACGGACAGCTCACCGTCAAAGGAGAACTTACCGTTAGAGCCATCGGGAGTAACAGTGCCATCGCTCTCGGTGCCGCCAAACCAGACCGCATAGCTGACCTTCTTGCCTTCCAAAGCCTTGAGGGTCTGGAAATCAGCCAGCGTGTAGTTGGCGGTGAAGGACAGACCATCGAGGGACTGGATACCGGCGATGTAGGTCTGCATATTGTCGCTCAGGGTGGTGGTTTCCAGCATTTCGGGTTCGCCGCCGAGGTCAGGAAACTCCTTAATGTCGATCAGCTTGCTCCACTGTTCACCAGTGTCGGCTTTCTTCATCAGAAAAACCTTGTAGGTGGAAATAGCCATTTCATTTACCTCCTATAAAGAGTGGTTCCGTCCGTTTCAGCCTTGTATCGGGCAACCAGACGGTAAATTGTTGCGTTCTCCAAATTGGGAACCGGGGACAGAGAAATACGCCGGAAATTCTTGGCGTACATGAGATCGTCCACAAATCTCATGATTTTTCGGCAAACGGATTTCTTACCGCCTGCCTTATCGGAGTAGACATTCACCTCGTACATCAGCGTGGCGAACCTCTCCGTATCGCCGCTGTCCATGTGAGCTTCCGTGGTGTAGTTATCCTGCTCCACCAAACTCACATAAGGGAAACGGGTAGGGGCATTGACATACTCGCCGCTGACCAAGATACCGGGAAACTGCGCTCTCAGGGCTTCCGCAATCGGCGTGTAGATTTGACTCTCCACATCAATCATGAAAACACCTCCTTCGCAATCTCCGTGAGCCGGTCTTGCAGCTCCTTTACCGTTTCATACATCGGCATATTGGCGGGATTGCCGTGGGTG